GCGCATGGCTAAGCAACTGAAACTCACGCCGCGAGATAAGGACTACTCCCAGCTTGAGAGCATGGCGGAGGATCTGGGCGACCTCTATAACGACACGGTGAAAGCCTTCACCGACAAGAACAGCCGGGCCAACGACAACCGGGACTATTGGGATATCTACAACTGCGTGACCAACCAGAACCAATATTACAACGGCACCAGCCAGGTCTATATTCCGGTGGTGCATGACGCCATCGAGGCGCGCGTCACCCGGTTCACCAACACTCTGTTTCCGCAGAATGGCCGGCATGTCGACGTGGTGGTCAACGACCAGAACATTCCGCACGGCACCATCAGTCTGCTTGAGCATTATGTCCGCACCGCTCAGCTTCGCGAGATCACGCCGGCGCTGCTACGCAACGGCGACGTGGAGGGGCACTACTCGGCGATGCTCGAGTGGGTCGAGACCAAGCGGGTCATTACCAAGCGGGTCAAGAAGCCCGTCACGCTCGATGGCGAGATCGAGCTGGACGAGGAGTACGAGACCGTCGAGGACGAGGAGATCGTCGACCGCACGCCGGTCGTCCACGTCCTGGCCGATAGCGACATAACCGTCTGGCCGGCGACCGCCCGCACGCCGGAGGAAGCCGAGGGGGTGGCCATCGCCGTGCGGCTGTCCAAGGAGGCGGTCAAGAAGAAGATCAAGGATGGGGAGTTCGACAAGCGCGTCGGCGAGGCGCTGCTGGCCAATTTCACCATGAGCGCCAACACGCAGCAGCCTGACCCGGCCAAGGAGAAGTCCGACGCGGCGGGCGTCAAGCTGGACGGCGCCAGCAAGGCGGCCCTGCTCTACATGGTCTGGACTAAGCGCCTCAAACTCGGCAAGCATCGCGGCTGGTCGGTGAGCTGGTTCGCGGGCGAGGATATGTGTCTGTCGTGCCGGCGCAATCCGAACTGGTGCGACCGCGTGCCCGTGCTGTCCGCCCCGCTCAAGCGCCTGGCCGGCAGCTTCTGGGGGCAGAGCCCGATCGCCACCGTGGCGCAAACCCAGTACGCTGCCAACGACGCGCTGAATATGGGGCTCGACAGCGCGCAGTACGCGCTGCTGCCGATCATCGCCACCGACCCGGAGAGTAACCCGCGCACCGGGTCGATGATCCTCAATATGGCGGCCATCTGGGAGGTCGACCCGAACAAGACCAAGTTCATGGAGTTCCCTCAGCTTTGGAAGGAAGCTTTCGAACTGGTCTCGGCGCTCAAATCTCAGGTTATGCAGTCGCTATCGGTCAACCCCGCCATGATGCCCCAGGGCGGCGGGCGCAAGAAGCCGACCCAGGCCGAAACGGCGCAAGAGCAGGCAGTGGCGCTGGAGAGCACCGCCGACGCGGTGACCATCCTGGAGCAATGCATCTTCACGCCCATGCTGCGATGGTTCTACGAGATGGATCATCAGTATCGCGACACTGACATGATGGTCCGCCAGTTCGGCAGCCTCGGCGTCAAGGCGCTGCTGGAGGAAGTGCCCCCCAGCACCATGGACACCCAGTACGAGTTCAAGTGGTTCGGCGTCGAGCAGAGCAAGAGCCAGCAGCAGGTGCAGCAAATGATCGCCGGCATGAATGTGCTGCGTGGATTGCCGCCGCAATTGCTGGGGGGCCTCACGCTCAATCTTGCCCCCGCCGCCGAGGATATCGCCGAAAAAATCTTCGGCCCGCGTCTTGCTCCGCTGACCCTGGTGGATGAGCGCGACAAGATGACGGTAGCGCCCGAGATCGAGAACATGATGCTGGCGGCTAACCATCCGGTGGAGGTGCACCCCGGCGATGATGATCCCAAGCACATCGAGAGCCACATGCAGGCCGCCAGGCTGTCGGCTGATCAAGGCTTGCCGCTGGACGCCTACAAGATGCATATCACCAAACATCAGGCGCAGCTTCAGGCCAAGGCGCAGGCGGCGGCTCCGCCGCAGCAGGGAGCCCCGCCGGGCGGCCCGCGCATCGGAGCCCAGCCCAAGCCGCCGAATGGGCCGAACGCACCCCCTGGTATGATCCATCCCGACCAGGCACAAGATCCTGGGCGCGTACCGCGCTAGACAGCTAATACTGGTTTGATGTAATAGTTTTACATTCGACTGGCCGGCGTTACCGGCTTACGAGTGGTTGCCGTTAGCACCAAGGAGAATGACTATGGACGAGTTTGAAGACGAAGCCCCCGATCTGGAGCTGGACGCCGCGCCGGAAGAGATCGAGGAAGAGGTCGCCGAGGGTGAAGGCCCGGACGACGAAAGCGAGGATGACGAGGCGGAAGTCGGCCCGGACGATGAAGGCGAGGACGACGAGGCGGTCGACGCCAAGCCGGCCAAGAAGGAAGGGCGCTATGCCGTTCTGGCGCGGCGGGCGAAGGAAGCAGAAGCCAAAGCGGAGGCCGCCGAGCGTCGCGCCGCCGAGATCGCGCAGCGTCAGGAGCAGTTGCTTCGGCAGCAGAACCACGCGGCGTGGCAGGCGCAGGAGAACGCCAAGCTGGAGGCGATGCTCCCTGAGGAGCGGATGGCTTATCAGACCCAGCAGCAGATCCAGGCGCTGCGCGCCGAGATGCAGCAGGTTCAGTTCCAGGCGGCGGAGGCTTCCGAGAAAGCCTCGTTTGCCGCCGAGGCGCGGGTCAACCCGGTATATGGGAAGTATGCCAGCCGGGTCGAGCAGATGAAGCAGGACTTCCTGCGCGAGGGGAAGAATGTTTCGCGGGAGAACATCCTGCGGCACCTGATCGGCGAAGACGCGCTGAAGCGCGGGAGCAAGGCGGCGACCAAGCAGCGCGCGGCGGGCGCGGCGCGCAAGGTCGCGGCGGCGGGCCGCCAGCAGAGTGGTCGGTCGGACACCACGACCGGCGGGCGTCGCGAGAAGACGCTGGAGGAGAGGCTTGAAGGCGTACTTATTTAGCGGGCTGGGTGAAACACCCGTCCTGCATCTCTAGGAGGGTGTTTCATCATGGCTGTCAATTCGTCTTCCAATTTCAACTCGGGCGGCACCTACGGTACCGGTGACGTCGAGCCGTATATCCAATCGAAGGTCATGCCGCTGGTCCAGCGCCAGCTCATCGCCTATCAGTTCGGCGACATGCTGCGGCTCCCCAAGGGACGCGGCACCACCTACGCAGCGTCGCGTTACGATCGCCTGAATTTGCCGGCGGCCCCGCTGTCGGAAGGCGTGCCGCCCGTCGGCGAAAGCATGCCGCTCGCGCAGGTCAGCGCGGTCGCCCAGCAGTGGGGCGACAAGGTGACCATCACCGACGTGGCCGAGTTCACCATCAAGCATCCGCTGTTCCAGGTCGCGACCGAGCTGGTCGCCATGCAGATGGCCGAGACGCTGGAGCGCAACACCTTCAACAACCTGCTGGCCGGCACCCAGATCAACTACGCCTCCTACGACGGCACCGCGCGCGGCTCGCGCGCCGGCATTCGCAACGGCGGCACGGCGGCCACTTCCGACATCCTGACCCCGCACGAGATCAATCGCGCCATGGGCGCCCTCTACACCATCGGCGCGCCGCAGTTCATGGGGCAGATGGAGCAGGACGCCAAGATCGAGGCTGGCAAGCCGAGCAAGGCGTCGTCCGACCCGCGCGGCATGCAGCACTATGTGGCGCTGATGCATCCGCTGCCCGAGCAGGACATGCGCGAGAACGCGACGGTCGTCACCGCCTGGTCCTACAGCGACATCAACCGTCTCTACAACAACGAGCTGGGCGAGTGGGGCGGTACGCGCTTCTGCCGCTCGAACATGGTCCCCTTCTTCGTCGGTGTCGCCGCCGTCAGCGGAACGGCGGGCGCGGCGGGCAATCTCGCCACTGGCCCCTACTTCGTGCAGGTGACCGGCCTGCCGGCGCAGCAGAACTACGAGCAGCGCATTTATCAGGTGTCCGGTTCGATCGCGGTGACCGGCCCCAACGGGTCGATCAGCGTCACCGTGCCGACCCTGGCCGGCTACGTGTTCAACGTCTATATCGGCACCACCAACTCGCCGGTCAATCTTGGTCTGTCCACCGCCGGCCCGACCAGCGGCCCGCTCCAGGGTCAGGCCGCCCAGATCCCGTCGGGCTCGACGATCACCATCACCGGTATCGGCGCGTCGCAGGTTCCGCCTGCCGCCCCGGCGACCGGCGTCACGGTGTTCCCGACTTTCATCATCGGCAAGAACGCCTACGGGCAGGTGATGCTCGACGATCCGAAGTTCACCTACCTGAAGACCGCCGACAAGTCGGACCCGCTCAATCAGCTCCGCGTGATCGGCTGGAAGATTTTTTATGGGACATTGATTGAAAACCAAAATTTTCTGATGCGAATTGAAAGTACTTCGTTGTTCACTTCTAACTTCCAGTGAACTAAGTACTTTTAGACGAGTAGGGCCGGTATTTAATACCGGCCCTTTTGTTTAGTTATTTTTAAGGTAATTTATAGCCCGCTGCAACAAAATTTGATTATCCGAAAATTTACCTAGTCCAGTATTGCATGAGGTACATAGAAGACCTCGAATGCGCCCAGTAGAATGGCAATGATCTACGTGAAATCCTCCGCGACCTCCCGGTCTGTCTGTTTCGCATATCGCGCATAATCCATTTTGCGCGGCGAGCATTCGGTTATACTCCCCTAAAGATAGTTGGTACTTACTTTTCCGTTTATGGTCTGCGGCGAGTTCAGGATTTGCTTCTCGCCATTTTTTGCTTCGTACAGCGTTCTTTTCTTTCCAGTTTGGTTGGCGGTCGGCGTACTCTCGAAATATTTTCTTACTGCATTCTTTGCAGCGCCGCTGAACTCCGAGATACATTTTTGTGTCTGGGTAAAATTCCGCAATTAGCTTGTCTTCTTTACAGTGCCCACAACGCTTCATTCCTTCGGGTGCCGGGTTACGCGGCGGGCGAAGATTGTATTTGGCTTGGCGGTCTTTATGGCAGGGTTTGCAGTAGAAATTTAGGCCGTCCGGTTTGGATTTATCTTTATGGAAGGCCGAAGTAGGTTTACTTTGTTCGCAGGATTTGCAGGTCTTTTCCATAATCTCCTCCGCGCTGATTATGGAAAGTATATATCGGCTTTTATGGAAAGCAAGGAGGATGACCATGGCACGTAAGCCGACCCCCGAAACCCAGTTGATCCCCGGCGCGGTCGAACTCGACCCGACCAAGCAGCTCCAGCTCGAAGAGGAAGCCAAACAAGAACTGATTGCGGAACAGGAGCGCCTGGCCGCCGAGCAGTTCAAGGCCGCCGCCAAGCGCCGCCTGAAGGCCGAGATGCAGGCCGCCAACGGCGTCGCGCCGGATGAGCTGGTGCCGCTGCTGATCGACCTCGCCCCGCACGCCGACCGCATCCGGATCGACGGGGTTGAATACCATCACGGCCACACGTACAATTTCGCCCCGGAGGCGGTCCCGACCATCAAGGAAATCATGTTCCGTACCTGGGCGCATGAAGACGAGATTTCGGATCGTCGTAACCGGACCAACGCTTACAAGCGTCCCCAGGCTCCGGTCCTCCGCCCGACCGCGTAAGGATCACTGACCATGACCGAGACCACTCACAATGTCGGCCCCGTCGGCTTCACCATCGTCGCCGAGCTGGGCGCGTCCCGCCAGATCAATGTCGGCGGCAATTTCCCGCCCGGCGCCGACAAGGCGCTGATCGACAATACCCTCGACCTCGTGCTGGGGGCGATTAATCGTCAGCAGGCCAAGGCCGGCTTGATCAACCTCAAGGGGGAGATCGAGGCGATGGAGCGCAACCTGCGCTACCAGCAGGAAGACCTCGATCGCCTCGATGCCCGGCACGCTGACCGCAATCCGTCCGCCGCCGAGCGCCAGCAGCGCGAAGCGGTCATCATCAACATGAAGCGCCTCAAGGATGATATCGCCGACAAGCGGCGCATCGAGGCCGAGTTCGAAGAGGTGGCTAGGTAATGGCACTGCAAGCGCAACAGATCGTTTCGCTTGCCCTTTCCGCTGGACGGGGGACGACCGGCTATACGACCCAGGCCGGTCAGT